ATGGCATCCAACAAAGGAGTACAAAAATGAATAGATTTATAGTAGACTACCACCCTGACGCTATCGCTAAAGCGTTATGTGACCAACACGTAGTGAAGATGCCACTAGAAGAAGCACAGATGCTATGCACTAGCCTGTGGCATCATGCACCAGAGTATGCAGAGGAGAATGAGTTGTACAAACCAGTACATCAGAAGCATCCCTGTACACTGTGGGCAATGGAGACACGTGCTAACTATGCCTTTGCTTGGCTGACCTACCAGAGTATGTTGAATGAATATACCCACAGGTATGGTAAGAATCATGGTGCAGGTAAGCACGCCCTTGCTTTGTTCAAAGGTACAAAGTATATACCTGAAGGTAGTATGACACCACACCCTCAGTGTTTCAGTGGGCATGATGACTGTAAGACAGAGGAGAACTATCCTGTTGAAGCCTATCGTGCATTCTACAAGCGTGATAAGATGGGCTTTGCTAGATGGAACAAGAACAGAGCTATGCCTGAGTGGTTGCAAGCTGTTGCATAGTAGCCACACAGATATAACAAAAGAAATTTATTGCTATCTTGTATCATCAAGTAGTGATATAACAAAGGCACAGTTGCCATAACAAAGGAGAATATATAATGCCATTTGATTTAACAAAAGAACTAGACGTACCATATGACCTAGACTTTGATGTAGAGTTTGAGCCTACCAGAGTTGCAGATAAGAAGTATGTCATCAACACGCAGACAGGTGAGCCTATTGCAATCATAGGTGAAGGTGCTACAGCTAGAAGTCATGGTGATTTCTATCGTAGTGTATGGGATGTAATGTCCAATGACCTACCTGCATCTGACCTAGAGGATGCAAGTGTAAACTTTAAGTCAGCACGTAACAATGGATGGACTATGCTTGATGTTACACTACCGAAGATCAAGACAACTATTCATACAAAGAAACATGATACAGAAATAGCACAGAGACTAATAGCTGTGCATGGTATAGATGGTACTGCCTCACCTGCTACATGGTTTGGTGCTATAGATTTCTTCTGCACGAATGGTATGATCACTGGTGATTACGACAAGGTACGTAAGAAGAATACATCAGGCTTCACACTGTCAGGCTTTCAGCATGAGTTGTCCAAAGCTAAGACAGACTTTAACCTACAGGGTAAAAGACTACAGACATGGGCAGACACTGACCTGACATATGTAAGTGTACACAAATTGCTTGAGGACATCACCAAGTCAGAGCGTAAAGCTAAGAAGATGTATGAGTTGTATATGCAAGAAGCAGGGGTCAGAGGACACAATAAGTTTGCACTGTATAGTGCGTTCACTAACTATGCTTCCTATGCTGACGAGCGTAATGGTTTCAGCCTACGTAATACAGGTAATGATACACAGGCTGTGAGTATGTTTGCACGTGAGCAAGAAGTATCCAAGTGGATTAGTACACCTCTATGGGATAACGTAGAGAACCTAAGAGAGTACGCTTAATGCCAAGTCTACCAAGATATGTAGTTAAACAAGACAATGGTGATTATCGTTTTAATCCACCTAAACATTTAGTTGAGGCAGGTGTAGTGACCAGAAAATCTTTTGGCACTGACCTGCAAAAGGTGCGTAGACTTGTACGTAAGGACAATGAAGCCATTGATAACTGGCGTGACATACAGTCACAGGTATTAGTGATCACAAATAAAAGTACATTCAAAGACTTGGTTGATTATTATTATTTATCTAATGATTACAGTATGTTACGTGATAAAACTAAAGTGGATTATAAATACTTCCTAGATGTAGTGTGTGATAAATTTGCAACAGTTAAATATAAAAACATCACTACTAAACTAGCCAAGGGTGCTTACGAAACTTGGTTAGGTCAGGGTGTAAGTTATGCTAACCATGTAGCTACCTGTGCATCAAGAGTATTTAATTATGCCATTGACATGGAACAAGCTATACTTAATCCATTCTCTAGTATCAAACGTAAGGCATCTAAAAAGAGAACAGTTGTCTGGACAGAGGACAATGTAAAAACTTTTTTGGATGTAGCATATGCTGACTTTTCTAGTAGAAACATAGGTCTAATCATACAGATGGCATACGAATGGTGTCAACGATTAGGAGATATGAGAACACTAGAATGGGATAACATACACTGGGATACCTGTCGTCTACACCTTGAACAAAGTAAGCGTAGAGCAGAGGTATTTCTACCCATATCAGAGGACTTAATGGACATGTTACAGGATCAGCACAAAGACTTTGGCTTTCAAAGGTACGTAGCCCCTCATCCCAAGCCCATACAGGGTGTGTTTAACCCATACACCTTGGCTCGTCTATCTAAAAATGGAAGGGCTATCATGCGTGAGGCTAGGCTACCTGAGACACTACGATTAATGGACTTGAGAAGGACAGGAGTAACACAAATGGTGGATGCAGGAGTACCAGTTCTACAAGTAATGTCTGTGACTGGGCATACACATGTGTCTTCTGTGCAACCATACATGAAACATACATACGATAGTGCAAATAATGCATTGACACAGAGATCCAATAGTTTACAATCTGCTATAAGCAGTAACACAGAAAGTGATTCATTATGAATGTAATTAATATTATAAATGATTTATCACTTGTAAATGGTGAGACTAAGAGAATGAATTGTCCATCATGTAACAGGTATAAAACATTTACAGTGACCAATAACATGGGAATGATATTGTGGAATTGTTATAGTAATAGTTGTAACTTATCTGGAAAGAAACAAGTACAGTTAGATAGTGAAGACATACGTAAATCTATTAGTAGTACAACAGAAGATAGTTGTATAACCTTTAGCAAACCTGAGTGGTTAGTAAAAGATAATGTAGCTATAGAATCTTTCTGTTCTGAGTGGGGTTTAGATCCCGATGAGTTGGGTTTGTTGTATGATGTAAAGGAGAATCGTGTCGTATTTCCTGTGGTTAAATCAGGTGTGATGGTAGATGCTAGTGGCAGAAGTATCACACATAGACTACCAAAATGGAAACGATATGGTAAAAGCGACTTGCCTTATAGTCATGGTAATGGTAATGTCGCTGTAGTTGTTGAGGACTGTATAAGTGCTGCAATTGTAGGTGGTGATGTATATGTCGGGGTCGCTGTGTTGGGTACATCCCTATCCGAAGGACACAAGAGGTTCTTATCACAGTTCTCAACAGCCATTGTAGCTCTTGACCCTGACGCACTACCAAAGACGCTACAGTTTACAAAAGAACTAAGAGGGCATGTAAATAATGTACAGGCTTTAAAACTAAAAGATGACTTAAAGTATAAAGACCCGAACGACATTGAAAGATTAACAACACTAGGAGTACAGCATGGAACTATCATTAATACGTAGCCTTATGGACAGAGGTTTTTATGACGATCACAGAGGGGCAAAATGTCCAGATCGTTTGTTCAGTAAGGATGTACGTAAGATTAAGAAGTCTATAGATCTAGCAATGGAAAGGTATGAACGTACTGTGACACCTGCTGAGATTGAGGCACTGTTTATGTCTAACAATGCTCAGTTAACGACAGCACAGAAACAAGCATACTCTTCTTTGTTTAATCAGATAAAGAAAGAATCACCTATGGGTAATGATGTAGCACAGGAAGTGTTGTCTAAGTTATTCCAACAGGTAGTAGGAGAAGACGTAGCTAATCTTGGGTTTGAAATGGTAAATGGTACAATGACAAACCTAGAACCCATACGTAACATAATAGAACAGTATGGTGATGACTTTACACCTGACTTAAATATTGAATGGGATGACATGGACATTGAGACACTACTTGCTAAGAATGATCTTGAAGCAAGGTGGACATTTAACATACCAACTCTTACACGTAAGTTAGAAGGTGTAAATGAAGGACACTTGATTGAGGTTGGTGCTAGACCCAACACAGGTAAGACATCCTTTCATGCCAGTCTAGTTGCAGGGCCAAATGGGTTTGCACAGCAGGGTGCTAAGTGTATTATACTATGCAATGAAGAAGGCCCACATCGTGTAGGTGCTAGATATCTAACAGCAGCTACAGGTATGAACATGCATGAGATTAAAGCTAACCCGACAAGAGCAAGAGATATATACTCACCCATAAGTGAAAACATAAAAGTTAAAGATGCTACTGGTAGGGATATGTCTTGGGTAGAAAGTCTCTGTAAGTCTTACAAACCAGACATAGTTATACTAGACATGGGTGATAAGTTTTCTAAGGCAGGTGGCTTTGCCAGACCTGATGAAGCACTCAAGGCGAATGCTATACATGCACGACAGATAGCTAAGCAACATAGTTGTGCTATCTTTTATATGTCACAGTTATCTGCTGAAGCAGAGAATAAAGTAGTATTGAATCAGGCTATGATGGAAGGCTCACGTACCGGTAAGGCTGCTGAGGCTGACCTAATGATTCTCATAGCAAAGAACCCACCTGTTGAAGGGCAGGAAGAAGAAGATACCCAACGACATTTGAATGTAGTTAAGAATAAATTATCAGGGTGGCATGGTATTGTTCACTGTGAACTGAACTACAGGACAGCAAGGTATGAAGTATAGTGCAACAAGAATTATTTAAAGTAGAAGAAATAACTAAGGAAGTAGAAGAAGAGGACTCTATTGTTTGTATAAAGTGTGATGTGCGTCAACCTCTATACAATTTTCCAAAACCTAGACCGACTATAGGTAAGACTACTGGAGAAATAAAACGAACATGTAACTCATGTAAGGCTGGACATAATAAGATTATTAAAAAGCTTAAAGAAGAAAACCCTTATCCAGATGAAGATTATTGTTGTCCTATATGTAGTAGAGATGTAGAAGAATTAAGTAGACATGGAAAATCTAATATGAGTACATGGGTTTTAGACCATTGCCATGACACCAATACATTTCGTGGTTGGGTGTGTTCACATTGCAACAGGGGCTTGGGTGGATTTCAAGATGACTTGACAATAATTAGAAAAGCTGTTAAATATTTAAAGAGACATAAGGAGAGTTTAAATGATGTTAAAAGCACCAAGGATTAAGTACTACGTTGAGTATGAAATAAATGCAGAACATGATACCGAAAGTATAACTTTGTTTGCTCATGGTCCACAAATGGTACGAGATATACTTGATAGTTATATTGTGGTAAAGATAGAGGAAATGAAATGAAAGTTGTAACAGTTTTAGATGTAGAAAATACTACTATTAAACGTAACAATAAACTTATGCTTGATCCATTTGAATCAGAAAACTCATTGACTATGGTAGGCATGTTAAATCACTCTGGAGAAAATATTATTACGTTTGATCACAGTGAGCAACAACCTACCACTGAGGGTGGAAGTATTGTCCAGAAAACTCTGGATGATACCCACCTCTTGGTGATGCAGAATGCAGTGCATGACTTAACATGGCTCTGGGAATCAGGTTTTACCTACACTGGAGAAATATTTGATACCATGTTAGGTGCATACATTATACAAAGAGGACAGAAAGAACCTTTAAGCCTTGAATATCTAGCCGAAAGATACAAGTGTGATACACAGAAGATGGGTACACTAAAAGATTACTTTAATAAGGGCTATACAACAAGAGATATACCTCATGCAGAGTTATCACAGTATCTGTCAGCAGATTTACATGCTACGATGGAGTTATATAAGAAGATAGACTACAAACTTACCCAAGAAGACAAGGGGTTAGAGTCTACTGTTAAACTAACGAACCAGATATGTGTACAGCTTGCACGTATATACCAGAGAGGTTTCAATGTTAATACCGATGCACTAGAAGATGTACGTAAGGAGTTTGAACAGGAAAAACAAGAGCTACTAACCCAACTACAATCTCAGGTGCATGAATTGATGGGTGATAGACCTATAAATCTGAATAGTCCTGAACAATTATCATGGATCATTTATAGTAGAAAGCCACACGATAAACCTATGTGGGCTAACTCTTTTGAGCCTAGGTTTACTGACTCACAATTTAGATCTGTAGTTAAGAAGAACTCAGATGTGTTATATAAACAGAAAGCAAGACAGTGTACTGTTTGTAAGGGTACAGGTAAGGTACGTAAAACTAAAAAGAATGGTAAGCCCTTTGTAAATACCAGTAAGTGCTTAGAGTGTAAGGCTGAAGGATACTTGTTTACAAACACCAAGGATGTGGCAGGGCTAAAGTTTATGGCTCCTAACCCTGATTGGGTAAGCGCACATGGATTTAGTACTAGTAAAGATAACCTTATAAAGCTAGAGACTAGTGCAAGAGAACGTAACTTTCAAGATGATGTTGTATTTTTGCAACGTGTTAGAAGATTGTCAGCACTAGATACATATTTATCTAGCTTTGT